AATTAAAAAAAAATGAAAAAAACACTTGACTTTATCAAAAAGTCTTTGTATATTCTTATATGATAAAAAAGGAAAAAATAATGAATTTGAAAAAACATCTTAAAGAAGGTACTTACACTTATTGGGTAAATAAGAAGAGTGGTACTATCCATCATGTTGGTGTTGAGTATAGTAAGTATTGGAAGAACTTTAAACTGACCATGTCTACCGTTAATCTTCCTTATGAGAGGATGTATTTTACAAGAGGTAGTGACATGGGAGCTGTTGATAGGTTCTTGAAGAATTATGATTTCGTTTGTGAGAATCCAACCAATGAGTTTTATGTTAATGTGTTGGGTAATAAGAAATTGAAGAATGAGTTTTCTTGGGGTTTAAAAACCAAAGGTAGACTTGGTATTACTAAGGATGAATTTTTTAATAAATTAAAGGAGTTAAAATGTTAAGAAGTGAATGTTGTGGAGCGGTAGTCTATGATGACTACGATTTATGTTCGGAGTGTTTAGACCATTGTGATGTTTGGGAAGATGTTGACGAAGAGGATGAGTAAAAAAGTGAAAAAAACACTTGACTTTATCAAATATTCTTTGTATATTATGGTATGATAAAAGGGGATAATATGAAGAACTTAGTTGAAAACGCTTTCGGTGACATAGTTGAGAGAACTGACTATGGTAATCACAAGAATCAGTTAAATTTATTTGACAACTTGAATGAGGTTGTTGAGGAGAATATCACAGCAGATGATATTTTAGATTTTTTATTCAATAGAAAAAAAGGAAAAACAAAATGAGAAAAATACACAAGTTCAAAAATTCAAAACCTGTCTTCGTAATCGAAAAAGGAATTAAATACCAAGTTATGGACTTGGGTGGTCATAAGATGAAAGTAAGGGTTAAGAGTGACGAAGAGAAGATGAGAGATAGTGAATTATTTAGTAATTACAAAAAAAAGTAAAAAAAGTACTTGACTTTGTCAAATATTCTTCGTATATTCTTATATGATTAAAGAGATAAAAAAAGGAAATAAAATGAAACAAGATTTTGGAAAAAACATCGAAAGGTTAATCGAGAACATCAAAGTAGACTACGCGAAGTGGACAGATTGGGAAGAAGGAATCGAGAGGTTCAATAAAGGTGTTAAGGTATCTTTTGGTAGGAAATACACCAAAATTCTTCAAGGTAGTTCTGTTTGGGGTTTCATCGCAAATGATGATGGAGTTCTAAAAGGGATACCTTACAAGAAAGGTGATGTATTTAAAGCAGCTTCTTGGAGAGGACCCGCCAAACATCAGAGAGGTTCTATCTTTGATAAAGGAACTAATTGGTTCGCTTGGACAGGACCGAGGTACTTATAATGAGTATCATAAGAAATCCTGAACCAAGAAAAATGGAAATAGACCTTAATGGAACTCAAGGAAACGCATATTTTCTCATGGGGACAGCTCAAAGACTTGGAAAACAACTTGATTTGGATGTCGATAGTATTATTGAAGATATGAAATCAAGTGATTATGAACATCTTATCAAAGTATTTGATAAACACTTTGGTATGATTATTGATTTAGTTTATAGATAGAGGAAAATACAATGACTAAAAAAGAAATATTAGATTACTTAGAAAGTATTGATTCAGAATTAACAGACGCTTACAATACAGCACATGAAGACCCAATCAATAGTGATTCTATTTACTACATAGATTCAGCAAAAGATTTGATGGGTGAATTAATTCATAGGATTGAAAACAATGTTACAATCTCTGATAAAGAAAAACACGATTTTGACGAAGCAATGAACGGAGAATTTAAAGCATAAAAAAATATGTTTTGAGAAATCAAGACAATATATATATACGAGTCGACTAAGATGTTAAGTCATCACTGCAAGATCTTCGAGACTACTGGAATCGACTCGTAAGTTTTTTGACAATTTTGAAAATTTGAGAAGTATAGAGAGTAATTAACTCTATATGGGATTGACCGAATAATGTGTAGACTTTAGAAGCACATAAGGTAATCCGCTCTTAGACTTATGGTGAGTTGGTATTCGGGTAAATGTTCAAAATACCGTATGACAATACTAAGAGAATGTACTTCAAGAATATATAAAGAACACGATTCTTTAGACCTTGTTGTGGGTAAGGGTAAAACTGAAATCCCACTTTATGACCGAAGAAACTAAACTCAGAGAGTTAAGGTAATGGCACAGAGGTTGTACTCACTTTGACGATGACTAACCATCATTAAAGAGAACTTTCGTAACTGAAAGGTGTTAGGTACAAGGGAAAAAAAATCTGAGCTTGAAGTTGTAGGTAATCGTTAATCCTACATCCCCATATTTTCAAATTTTGGAAAGTATCCTTACAGAATTAAAGCGATGAGAAGGGTGTGTTTGTATTCCCTAACTTTCCAATAATTTAAGGTGGTGAGGTCTTTTTACATATACCGATAATTTTTATTATTTAAAACTCATCACCTTTTTTTTAGCAAGAAATATTTGATTTTTTTATCAAAGGGTTATATTTATATTTGTCAAAGGTCATACCAATGACAATTACTAATTAACAAATTAAACATAAAACATAAGGAGAATATCGAATGGATATTAACGCAGTACGCAAGAGATTAGCTCAGTTACAAACGACTAATACTCGTACCACAAATCTGTGGAAACCTCAACCGGGTAAAACCCAAATCAGAATAGTACCTTACAAACTACAAAAAGACACTCCGTTTATTGAGCTGTTTTTTCATTATGACTTAGGTGGAAAGTCTTATCTTTCACCAACTTCATTTGGAAGACCTGACCCAATCGAAGAGTTTGCTGACAAGTTAAAGTCAAGTGGTAATCGTGAGGATTGGAGACTTGGTAAGAAGTTAGAAGCAAAACTCAGAACATTCGCACCAGTAGTGGTTCGTGGAGAAGAAGCACAAGGTGTTAAGTTTTGGGGTTTTGGTAAAACTGTCTATCAAGAATTACTCTCTATTATAGCAGATCCTGATTATGGTGATATCGCTGACCCATTGAATGGTCGTGATGTTGGAGTTGAGTTCCTAACCGCAGAGGAGACTGGAGCGTCATTCCCAAAAACTAACATCCGTGTTAAACCTAATCAAACACCTATCACAGAAGACAAGGCACAACTTGAGAATATCTTGGACAACCAAAAAGATATCACCGAAGTTTATCAAGAGTTATCTTACGATGAACTAAGTGAAGCTCTTAATACTTGGTTGACTCCTGATAACGAAGAAGGTACAGAGGAATCTAATAAAGAAGAATCAGTACCAGCATCAACTTTAAAAACAGCAGTTAGTACAACTGAGAATGTAAGTGATGCCTTCGATGACCTTTTTAATTCTTAATAGATAGGAGACCTCAATGGCCTTAGCAGTCAAAGACGAGCTAGCACAGGCTCTTGCTGAAAATCTTAATAAGAACTTCAAGAACAATCGTGTAGCTTACTTTTTAGATGGAAGTGATTCCACTCCTACAGACATCAAGGAGTTTATATCAACTGGTTCATCTATCTTAGACTTAGCTATTTCCAATAGACCAAATGGTGGAATCGCCGTTGGTCGTATAACCGAAATCAACGGATTGGAAAGTAGTGGTAAGTCTTTGATAGGAACTCACATATTAGCAGAAACTCAGAAGAAGGGTGGACTTGCAGTCTACATTGATACTGAGACTTCAGTTAGTCGTGAGTGGTTAGAAACAATTGGTATCGATGTACAAAATCTACTTTATCTTCATGTGGAAACCGTGGAGGATATTTTTGAGTGTATTGAAAATATAATCACAAAGGTTCGTGAAAGTGATAGAGATAGGTTAGTGACTATCTTGGTTGATAGTTTAGCAGCAGTTTCAACAAAAGTTGAGATGGAAGCTGACTATGACAAAGATGGATGGGCAACTTCTAAAGCCATTGTTATCTCAAAGGCTATGAGAAAGATTACCCAAATGGTAGGTAGAGAAAGAGTAGCTTTGGTATTTACAAACCAACTCAGACAAAAACTCGGAGTTATGTTTGGAGACCCGTGGACTACAAGTGGTGGTAAAGCATTACCATTTCACGCTTCTACTCGTATTCGATTAAAGAATATGGGACAGATTAAGGACACGAAGAAAAATACTTTAGGTATGAAAGCTCGAGCACAAATAATCAAGAACAGATTAGGGCCACCTCTAAGACACGCTGACTTTAACCTTTATTTCGATAGTGGTATTGATGATAAGGGAAGTTGGTTACAAGTTATGAAAGACCACAAGTTGGTTAAAGTAGCTGGAGCGTGGTACACAATACAGTTTGAAGATGAGGACATTAAGTTCCAATCTAAAGACTTCAAAAAAGTATTGGATGAAAGACCTGAACTCGAAGAATACCTATACGGAAAAATATGTGAAGCATCTATCTTAAAATATCAAACCGAAGAGTTGGGTATTGATGATGTGGAATATACAGACGAAGTGGTTGGCGATGAGTAAAGGTCGATACATATCGATACTAAATGAAATAAAGAAAAGCGGCGGTGATTCTTACTCCAATAATCCCAATGAGAAAGTACTGATAATAGATGGCTTAAATACTTTCATAAGAGTATTTAGTGTTATACCAACTACCAATGATGATGGTATTCATGTTGGTGGAATAGTTGGTTTTCTTAAATCGGTTGGTTACGCAATTAAGATGTTAGCTCCTACTCGCACTATCATAGTTTTTGATGGTAAGGGTGGGAGTAACCGCCGCCGTAAACTTTATCCTGAGTATAAGGCAAAGCGAACAACCAAAATCAGACTCAATCGTGTAAATGAGTTCGAAAACATAGATGATGAACGGCATTCTATGTTGATGCAACTATCGCGATGTGCTGAATATTTGGAAAAACTGCCCGTAAATATTATATCAGTTGACAATGTCGAGGCAGATGATGTGATGGCTTATATCGCAAAACAGTTACTACCCAAGAGTAAAACAACAATCATGAGTACCGACAAGGACTTTTTACAATTGGTTAGTGACAGAATTTCGGTTTGGTCGCCGACAAAAAAGAAACTCTACAATCCTGAAAAAGTATTAGAAGAATACAAGGTTACATCTAAAAACTTATTGTTGAGTAGAATTTTTGAAGGTGACCAATCTGATAATATTAAGGGTGTTATGGGAATTGGAATTAAAACACTCTTAAAAAACTTTCCACAATTTGGTGATGATGTCAAGATAACTCGTGATGAAATCATAAAAGAAGCTAAAAAACATAAAGGTAGTAGATTTTATGATTTAATTTTAGATAGTATCGATACAATTAATTTAAATCACAGATTGATGCAACTTCAAGATGTTGATATTAGTGGAAATGCTAAATTAAAAGTTAATAACATAGTAAACGGAAAGATACCTGAATTATCAAAACCTAACTTTCAGAAGATGTTTATTGAAGACCGAATGTTTGGAGCACTTCCAAATATGGATAGTTGGATAATGCAGACTTGGACAAAGTTAAATAGATTTGCGAAGATAAACAATGGGACGAAAGCGTAAATATCAAACAGAAGAAGAAAAACGAGATGCTCAAAGAAAATGGCAGATGGAACATTATCAACGCAACAAAGATAAGATTTTGAAGAAGGCCCGTGATACTTACAAGAAGAAGAAACGAGAAAAGATTAGACAAAATAGAGGCAAGAGTATCTATGGTGACCAATAATGAGTGAACAAAACACTTTACTTAAATTCGGACACAAATTCCAAACTAAAATCATTTCATCTTTATTAGGTGAGAAGGTTTTTCTACAGACTATTTGTGATATATTAGAACCTGAATATTTTGATGCTGATTCCAATAAATGGATAGCACAAACTATACGAGAATATTTCTTTGAGTACAAGACTTCACCAACACTTGAGGTAATGAAGGTCAAGATAGATGAGATAGAAAATGATATACTCAAAGTTGCTGTAGTAGATGGATTAAAAGAAAGTTGGAGATTGATTCAAAGTACAGACTTGAAGTTCGTACAAGAACAAACATTAGAGTTTTGTAGGAATCAAGTTATTAAGGCTGCAATATTGGATAGTGTAGATTTATTAGAAGTTGGTCAGTATGATGAAATAAAAAAGATGGTTGATGAGGCCATGAAGGCTGGTAGTGAACGAGATTTGGGACATGATTACATTGATGGTATTGAAGAAAGACTTACAAAATCCTCAAGAGAAACCGTAAAAACAGGTTGGGATCCGATTGATGAACTGATGGATGGTGGATTAGGTGGTGGAGAACTCGGTGTTGTTGTAGCTCCAGCAGGTATTGGTAAGACTTGGTGTTTACAGAGTATGGGAGCATCAGCCGTAAAACGAGGTTTGAATGTTGTTCATTATACATTAGAGTTAAACCAAAACTATGTTGGATTACGATACGATACTATTGTTAGTGGAGTACCGACAGCAAATATTAAGTTCTATCAAGAAGATGTGAAGAAAAAGATAGACGCTCTCAAAGGAACATTATTGATAAAATACTTTCCAACTAAAAGTGCTACGGTTCAAACTCTAGCCGCACACTTGAGTCAGATAGAAATACAAGGTACAAAACCTGATTTGGTATTGGTTGATTACGCTGATATCTTAAAAGGTATGGGTAGTGAAAAGAGGCATGTATTAGAAAATATCTATGAGGATTTAAGAGGATTAGCTGGTGAAATAGAATGTCCAATATGGACAGCCTCACAGGCTAATCGTAGTTCATTAGAAGAGGAAGTGATTGATGCTACAAAGGTTGCTGAAGCTTATTCAAAGGTAATGATAGCAGATTTTGTGGTATCGGTTAGTAGAAAAGTAGAAGACAAGATAGCCAATACAGGTAGATTTCATGTGATTAAAAATAGGTTCGGGCCAGATGGAGTTACTTATCCATCTCAAATAAATACCAATATTGGTAAAATTGAAGTGTTTGAATCTACTTCAAGTGGTGGTGTAGATGCTCAAGGTAAAATGGATAACTCACAAGAGTTTATGAGAAAAACACTAGCAGAAAAGAAAAAAATATTTGAAAAAGACTTAGATGGCTTCGAATAGAATGGTATATATATTATATTTAATTATGGTCGGGTTATACGGCGTTATAGAAAATAATTTTAAGTAAGAGGAGTAAAATGGAAAAATTTCAGTTATCGGATAATTTTATAAATAAATACAAGCGGAGAAAAGCTCCTTTTGGTTTTAATGGATTAGGTGAATTAGTTTATATGAGAACCTATTCAAGAATAAAAGACAATGGAAAGAATGAAAGATGGTGGGAAACCGTACAACGAGTTGTTGAGGGAACCTACACTATGCAAAAGAATTGGATTGAATCACACCAATTAGGGTGGAATGCGTGGCAAGCTCAAAAGAGTGCTCAAGATATGTATGAGCGTATTTTTACGATGAAGTTTTTGCCTCCTGGACGCGGTCTGTGGGCTATGGGAACACCAGTCACAGAGGAAAAAGGTTTATACGCCGCCCTAAACAATTGTGCATTTGTATCAACGAAGACACTAAAAGAAGACTATGCTAAACCATTTTGTTTCCTTATGGATGCAAGTATGTTGGGTGTAGGAGTTGGATTTGATACAAAAGGTGCTGGAGAAATAGTAGTAAAGGGAGTGGAGAAAGATAGAGATTCACAAACCTTTCAAATACCTGACACGAGAGAAGGTTGGGTAGAATCTGTTAAACTACTTTTGGAAAGTTACTTTCATGGTCAAGCACCATTAGAGTTTGATTACTCTATAGTAAGACCAGCTGGAGTACCAATCAAAGGTTTTGGTGGTGTTTCGAGTGGTCCTGAACCACTACAAGAGGTTCACGAAAGTATCACCTCTGTTCTCGAAAAGAATAGTGGGGAACCAATCACAATCACTACAATTGTTGATATTATGAATCTTATAGGAAAGTGTGTAGTTGCAGGTAATGTAAGAAGAACGGCTGAGATTGTATTTGGTGATCCTGATAATGAAGAATATTTAGATTTAAAAAATTATAAAGTTAATCCACATAGAGACCAATATGGTTGGACTTCAAATAACTCAATATTTGCTGAGTTAGGAATGGATTATACAGAGGCATCAAAGAGAATTGTAGACAATGGAGAACCAGGATTTGCATGGTTAGAAAATATGAGAAAGTATTCTCGTATGAAGAATGGTGGAGACAACAAAGACCATAGAGCTATGGGTGGTAATCCTTGTTTAGAACAAACATTAGAATCATATGAGTTATGTTGTTTGGTAGAAACTTTTCCTGACAATCATGATGATTTAGAAGATTATAAAAGAACACTCAAATATGCTTATCTTTATGCAAAATCAGTTACATTAGGTAAGACTCATTGGAGTGACACAAACCGAGTAATGTTGAGAAACAGAAGAATCGGATGTAGTGTAAGTGGAGTAGCACAATTCATAACCAATCGTGGAATTGACACATTGAAGAATTGGTTAGAAGAGGGATATGATACAATACAGGAATGGGACAAAATGTACTCTGATTGGTTCGCTATTCCAAAGTCAATCAAGACCACAAGTGTTAAACCAAGTGGAACGGTTTCACTATTAGCAGGTGCTACACCAGGATTACATTATCCTGAATCAAGATTTTACACAAGAAGAATTAGGGTTTCGAAACATTCGGAACTATTAGAACCTATGAAAAAGGCTGGATATAAAGTAGAACCCGCCTTCGGTTCTGAAGACACAACAATGGTTGTAGAAGTTCCTGTGGATGTCGGAGAAGGAATAAGAACTGTCGGAGAACTCTCAATATGGGAACAATTCTCTTTAGCAGCTTTCATGCAACGACATTGGGCAGACAACCAAGTAAGTTGTACGGTTACATTCAATCCTGAAAAAGAAGGTAAGGAGATACCACAAGTATTGAATTACTTTCAATACCATTTAAAAGGTATAAGTTTATTACCTCGACATGACCTTGGAGCATATCCACAAATGCCCTATGAGTCTATTGATGAGAAATCATATAATAAACGAGTTAAAAAACTTGGTAAACTTACCTTTGGTGTTATCAGTAATGAGGAAGCCAACATTGAAAAATTCTGTGATGGAGATTTCTGTGATGTAGAAGAATTTCCTGATGTTGATGACCAAGATACCACGAATGGATAACAAGATTTCACATACAAAAAAGCGGACAGGCAGACGACACACCTGTAGAAAAATGTGTCAACTAATAACCAAACAAGGAGACGATTTATGAATAATCGCCTAATTACTTCTCTGTTTGCATTTATGATGCCGATTTTCCTTTTGGGTCAATCAGTTATCGGTAATGTAAGTGGGGAAGGTCAACCACTTGTCGGAGCTAATGTCGTAATTGAAAGCACGGACTTAGGTGGGGTAACGGATAATAACGGAAACTTCCTTATTGATGTCCCTGCTGGAGATGTAGACATTACAGCTTCGTTTATCGGTTACAAATCTCAAACTTTATCAGTTAAAGTTGGGGAAGAAGTAGCAAGTATTAATTTCGTTCTCGAACTTAATTCCTTGAAACTCTCTGATGTTGAAGTTTTAGCATCGAGAGCCGATAAAAGTACACCTGTGGCTTACACTAATGTTAGTAAGGAAGAAATGGAAATCAGACTTGGTTCACAAGACATTCCAATGATTCTAAACACAACACCAAGTGTATACGCTACTCAACAAGGTGGAGGTGCGGGTGATGCCCGTATTAATGTAAGAGGTTTCAATCAACGAAATGTTGCAGTAATGATAAACGGTGTTCCCCAAAATGATATGGAGAACGGATGGGTTTATTGGTCTAATTGGGATGGAGTGGGTGACGCTACATCTTCAATTCAGATGCAAAGAGGTCTATCAGCTGTTAATCTAGC